CCCATTAGAACCAAACCACTGGTTTTTTGCCTGCCAGCGCAGGGATTTTTCGTCAGGTCTAACTTGTTGAGTCTGTCTAGGTTGAGTTTGTACATCATTGTCTTCACTTTGTAAAGGGGTATGACGATAATTCTTAACCTGTTCAAAGCGCATTTTGGCTTCGGTCAATGCTTCTTGAGCCGCAATAATGGCATCAGTATCGTAGGCTTCTTGAGCTTCCTTATACTGTTTACGAGCTAAAACTAAATCAGCTTCGGCCTTTTGTTTGGCAGATGAAGCAATTATTTCTTGGCCAGCATTAACGTTGTTTTTTAGAGTCTTGTTCTCTTCGATCAAGCGCTGAGTCAGTCTCTCCAGCTCCTGTCTTTCGCGTTCAAGTGCCTCTGCTTTTCTACGCTCATCGTGTCTAGCGTGCGTCAATTCCTTGATGCGAGACTGGACGTTTTGAGAATAGTTTGCTATTTCATCATCTGTAGGGTCTGCTACTTCCTTATTTAAAGGCTGTCTGCCCCTGTCTTTTTCGGGTGTGTCATCCACGATTTCAATTTCAAACTCTTCACCGTCCGCTTCAATTTCTACGTCCGCTTCTTTGTTTTCAATCTCATCGGGGAATTTGTATGTGTCGCTCATATATTTCCTTTACATAGCACGGGTAATACCGCGTGGATCTTGCACAACTGCATCTACTTGATCTTCGTTAATGAGCCTAAACTCTTTGCCAAAAATCATGAAACGAGTACCAGAATAAGTCCGAGTCAAAATGAAATCTCCAGGTTTGCACCAGGGTCCATTTGGGTATCTTTCTTTATCTTGGTATGCGTCAGGTCCTACTTTCAATACAAACAAAACGGTTGTGGCGCTTTGTTCTTGCTTTGCAAAGTCGGAGGGTCTAACCAAATCAAGCTCGGTTCCATCTAACTTATCGGATACCTGTGGTACGCCGCAAAGTATTTTGTAACCAACTGGGTCTGGTAGCGCTGTAGCCTTTTGCTCATCTGTTGCATCCTCTACTGGGCTATCAATAGGTTGGATGGTTTCAGGCATTTGCACGCCTGGAGGGAGAATTAAATCACTCATCTTTGTCTACCTTTTCCGCAAGATCAATAACATAACGCTCTGCAATGGCTAGACCTTGGATCACCCCACAGAGTTTTTGGTACTCGTCAAAATTTTTGCATACTCCCGCCGCGAGATCATCAGCGTAGTTGTTCATGTCTTTGCGTATGTATTCGCGCAATACGCGTGCGAAGTCTTGTATCATTCTTTAGGATTCTCCTTTGGTTTTTGGGCGGCTTGCTTAGCTTGCCGTTCTTGTTGCAACATCCTAAGTTGTTCTTGATTCCTATCAAGATGATCTTTTTGAATGTTATGCAATCTTTCTGCGGTTCTTTCGCCATGTTCTAATGCGGCTTGGCGAGCCGTAAGTTCTTGTTGAGCCTTGGTCTTTCCAATATCAACGCCCAATTGCGCACCAGAACGCACTTCTTGAGACTTGAGATTGTCTTTCTTGTGGCCAATATCTGCGCCAACTTTCATTGCTCCTAGCTGTAAGTTTCCAGCCAACTTCTCTTTTTCCAACGCCAAACGCGCCGTATCGAGTGTGGAGTCTGTTTGTAGTTTGGCTTGTGCCAACTGCATATCTTGCTGGAGCTTTTGCTGTTTGATGGCAACTTCTTGCTGGCGAATCTGGAGCTCTTGTTGTTGCAACTGGATAAGCGGGTCTTGCGCTTGTTGCTGAGCTTGCTGTTGAGCCGCTTGTGCCTGATGTTGTTGCATCACTTGTTGCGCGGCCTGTGCCATCATTCCAGACATTGCATACTCAATTTGTGGTGACAACTTCTCATCTTCGGCTGGCATAGCCATACCCAATTGTTGTTCCACTTGTTGTCTATACATATATCCAACGTGCTCGGCAATATGTGCTTGGAGTGCCGCCTGTATCTGCTGAGCCTGGGGGTTTTGACCTATAGATGCCGCAATAATTGGGTCTTGCAATAACCCTTGGTGCATCTGGATATGCGCTTGATGATTCTGATACTGAAATGCTTTTAGCGGTTTGCCCTTAAGCGCCTGCTGGTTTTCAGATACAGGGTCCGTAGGTTTCTGATCATCTGGCAAAGGAACGAGTTTTTCTGCATTTTTAATCCCCAAAACATCAAGCATTGAACGGTGTAACTGTGGCAAATCATATATCTGCGGAGCCATCTGCGCCATCTGTATAACAGCTTGATACTGCACCACGCGCTGAGACATGGTAGCGGCATTTGGATCACTAACAGGGATTATGTCTACTAAATCGTAATCAGACTTCTTGGACTTCCTTCCACCGTATTCGGGGTCGTAGGTATAGTCCTCGTCCGTATAGTCACGAATTAAGTTCTTAATTAATTTCAGCTCTTGCTTTAAGCTAAAGTGTGTTCTAGCTTGTACCGCTGTTAACACTTTTAACTGGCGCTCTAGCAATGCCAGTGTAGTTCCAACGGGAGCTTGGGCAGACATATCGCTAACTTGCATATCAGCAGTAGCGGCAAATCTTCTACCCTCCTCAACAATCGTACCTAGCAAACCAGCCAATACCGCACTTGGTTCTTTATAAGGCAACGGAAGAATACTATCCCTGATATTGCCAGACGCTAAATCTACGTCTCTGAATTCCCCTGGCCTAATGGGTGTATCATCACCTTTAATCCGAAGTCCTCTGGACTTAAGACCTCCAGGCAAGTTAGATAAAGTTCCCGCGTCCACCAATTGACGCATAATGCTTGTCGCCGACTTTGCATATCCCCCGATGAGATGGAAGAGTCCAAATCCGTAGGCTCCAAAGCCTGGGATGTATTGGTAATGGACGAAATGTTGGCGCTTAAGTTTAAGAGGATCGCTCTCCTTCCAGTTCCTCCGAATCGACAATACGTCATTTGTACCCTTTATGAAAGTAACAACATAGGGAAGCATAATCCCCGTTGGTCCGTCTTCATCCTCATCCTCAAACCCTTCCAGATCTAAGTCAACGTGACACTCATAAATTGTATATCTTTCATCGGATAAATCGTTAAATCCAGTCTCTCTATCTTTACCTTTTTGTATCTCACTCTTATCATTTTGTGGATCAGGTAAATCTATATCTAAATAAAATCCAGCGCGTTGTAATTTAACAATATCATTCTTTGTCTTGCGCATCACATGGGTAACACGGTACGCTGTATCCATATCCGTTGTTCCATACGGCAAAATAATATCTTCTGCTGGAACAAACATTGATACTGGTCTACCCAGTCCTGGATCGTAATAAGTCTTCTTAAACGTAGATCCTACCGCAGGCAATGAGAACAACATCCGCTCATGCTCTGGTCTAAATTCTTTCATCTCCTCAGTCAATTCAAAGTTCATATCATCTTGAACATTGATTGCCTTCTCTCTAATCTCAGGAGTTTCTTTACCAATAATCTTACTCAACACAGGACCAGCGGTCGGGAATGTCTCCGTTACCATCTCTGCCTGGAACCTAACAATCGCCTCAGTAATCAGTGGATGGAACACACCGCACGCGCCGTCCCAAGGTTCTGTTCTGTCTTCAATATGAAGTCCAAGTAACTTCAATCCTTCAGAATACGCTTTCTCCCAATCTTTTCTTGATCCAATATCTTGGGTAATATCAAAATCTAAATCCGATGCCAAAGAAGATACCGCCCCTGGGTGCATCTGCTCCGCTAAGTTAGCATCAAAGTCTTCGTTATTTTCTTCGCCTTCTTCTAACGTAATTTCCATTCCGTCTATCTTAATGCCGACTTCTTCTGGGTCAACAATCTCTATCTCTATGGGCTCCTCATCTTGAGCTAAGCTCTCTAATCCTTGGGGCGCTTGGTATAAACTTTTTTCAATACTCATTATTCATCCTTAGTAATAGGCGGCCGATTTTCGCCGTCTATATATTGGTTCATCTGGTTCATCACTACCCAAAGATATAAACCCTCCCTTTCTGAATCGAATCAATGCCTGCGTAGTCGAGTCTACCAAGTCATCGTGATCAGAATTAGGAAAGGCCGCCATCTCTTCGATCAACTCGTCTGCCCATCTTGTTGCAGGAGCCCATACCTTACCGCTCGCAAATAAATCAGATACAGAGTTAATCCTCACCATCTTATCATTTCCCCTGCTCGGCGTAAACTCTTGCACAGGGATTCCCATTGCCCTCAATTCAAATATCAACGGCGCTCCACTTGCCTTCGCCTCAACAATAAAAGAGTCTGGTTCCCAGTTCCTATATTCTCGCATAGCAATCTCTTTTAACTCAGGAAATTCCATTCTTCTTTTAAACGCATCAAGCAAAATAATATTGGGATCTCGCGCATTCTCGTTTAAATAAAATATCCCCCATGTCGTACACGCAGAATAGTCAGACCGCTCACTCTTCGTAAATGCCGTATCCCAACTCTGAATAATATACTCGCACGGCGGTATATCTTCCCCTTCCCATATCTTCCACCACTCCCGCTTAACAATCGCACCTTCCTCACTGGTCGGGCTTTGCATATACTGCGCATTCCACTTACTCGCAGGCAATTCAGACTTCAAAGCCTCCAACTCTGGCAAACTCCAAAACTCTGGCCAAAGTGGTTTCCCACTCGGCATAATCGCAGGCAACTGTATAACGTCCCACTTCTCCCCGTCCCTATCAATCATCGACTGAACAATCTTGCCCGTCAAATCTTTCTTCGCCCACCTCGTCATCACCACCACAATAGACCCGCCAGGCTGAAGACGTTGCCTCGGTCCAGATGTATACCACTCATACACCTTATCAAACACAGTTGGATCGCTAGCCGCTAACGCCGCCTCCTGCTCACTATGCGGGTCATCAATAATAAGCAAGTCCGCGCCCTTACCCGTCACCGTACCTCCAACACCAATCGCAAAGTATTCGCCATTCGAATTCGTACTCCACCTTCCCGCCGCCTTAGAGTCAGACCTTAAATTAACAAAAGGAAATATCCTATGGTACTGCTCGCTCGCAACTAAGTTCCTTACCTTCCTACCAAACCCAACCGCCAACTCAGCCGTATTAGATGTCTGAATAATCTTCTTCCCAGGATACTTTCCTAAATACCAAGCAGGCAAAAGAAAACTCGCAAACTCACTCTTGGTATGTCTAGGCGGCATATTAATAATCAGCCTCTTTATCTCCCCCTTCGCAATCTGCTCAAACTTCTCAGCCATCAACTCATGATGCCGACCGTGTATAAACCCAGGCCACATCTCATTTACAAATAACATAAAGTCATCCGCCGCCCGCTCCACCGTCAGACTTTTCTTATAAACCTCAAACATCTGAAACATCTCCTGCGCCATATCATCTGGCATCTTAGAGATTGCATCAATAATATCCTTATCCTTCATTCAATATTCCTAAAGTTAATATAAGCAGGCCGAACACTCCTATCCTTCCCAGGCAACTTCTTCAACGCCCCCAACTCGCAAAGGTTCTTAATCACCCTAGATACATTCCCGCGCCCCTTATCCCCACTATTCCTCATAATGTCATCTATAGTCGGCCCATACCCAAACTCCTTCCACCACTCATCCACCACTATAAATATATTCCTCTCCTTCGGTGTCATCTCCATCTCCATACACTGT